TAAATTCCTATGCCTAAATGGGCGAACAAAAACACTCCAGCGACAGTTAGCCATAAGAATTTAGCGTCAAAATATAGAAAAATGCCTACTATCCCGATTAAATGTATGAGCGCCTGAGATATAAGTAATTTATGGTGCTGTTTCATGTTATCTAAACCAAGGCCCGACAATCCATGTAACTATGCTACGCCTTATGCCAGACTTTACTGGCTCGACTCCATGATTTATAAAGCTAGGAAACGCAATAACAGTTCCTTTTTTCTGTTCAGGATAAGTTTTAGAATGGCCATTTTGTAAATAAAACTTACCTCCCTCAAAATCATCATTTAAAAAAGCAAGTACAGTTATCTTTCTGCATTCCTTTTCAGATGGGACAAGATAAGTGTCAGGATGACAAACATAATGGCCATTTACATCATATCTTAAATATTCAGATTGATTGCTATGGGTAACATCAAAATTCCAAGAACGCTTATTAATATTAAATCCAATTCCTGTTAGCGTTGCTCCAATACCAATTTCATTTGTTATCTGTATTTTGTTTACATCACGAATACTAAGATCAACTAATCCATTTTCTCCACTTGTAGTACCTCCAACAAATGCTTTGTGAGATTCAGATAATTCAAATTTTTCAATCATTTGATCACAAGCTATATCAGCGATAGCATTAGGCACATACCAATATAATAATTCGTTATCATTTTTATCATCATCAATTTTGTGATGCGATAATTTTTTTCTACGATCAAATTTTTCTTCTGAATATTTTCCGTTTTGATCTACATAATGTAAAAATATTTGCGCTTGCCATTGTCCTTCAAAAGCATCTCTCCAATGAGGAGCAACGCCTCCCTTGTAAACAACAGCGTCTCCTACTTCCATTTCTATTTTATTAACATCTTTGACTCTAAATATTTCGTCAAATTCCCCAATAATCCCTTGATCTGTTTCCTTTCCTGGATTTGCTATAAATATAGGCCAAACATTTTTGTCAAAACCAAGAGTAATAGTTGCGCTGTACTCGCAAGCCGGTCTATCCGTGTGACATAACAAAACTTCTCCATTAAGGTAATACCTAGCATATGCATATGTAGGAAACAATTTTTTCCCAACTTCTTTTTCCATAAACGGAGTAAATTCTTCTAAAACCTTGTCTAAAATATCATGTTGGTGGCTTGAAACAGACGAGCTTTTTGGGCATTGCCCATCGTCCATCCCAATATTATTTTCTGAACATTGTCTTAAAAAATCCGTTAAAAAATTGCATGTTTCAATGTGCATTGCATCTTTAATGTGTTTAAAGTTTTGTTCCATAAATCCTTTCTATCATTTCATCAATTTCTATATTAAAAATTAACTGAATCATCTTTCTTGTATTTTTTCTGACGTAATGTATCAATCTTCTATCTTTGTTGCCTTTTTTGATATTTTCTTCTGCCTCAATATCTGGCAATACTGAATGTATTTTTTGAGGATTGAGTATCCATACGTCGCCAGGCTTAGCGCAGAATCTGTAAACAACATCAAGATTTTCAGGTTTTACGTTGTAATAAGTGTCGCCACCATCGGTTGTCCATCTGTCGTCGAACTCATCTTTGCCCTCCCAGAACGATGTAACTTCATTGTTTGTGCTTAGATAAAAGTTGATAACAGACTTGTCTTTTGTGTGTAAATGAGGACTTAGCAACTTTAAGTCGCTAATAGATGAGTCAATACAAAAATCTCTTACTTGCGGTAAGAGATTTAAGTAGTCGTCAACTTCTAACAAATTTCGCCTAATTAAACTTGGCCTGTTAGATATCTTTAGCTTTCCATGCTCGCTTAATATCTGTCTATCCCGATCCTCTGGAATTGGAAAACTGATATCTAGCTGTTTGGCGTACATCAAACAAATTTTATACCAAAACAATCTTGATTGGCGGTAACCGTTGTATCAGATGATTTAATTTTTAATTGAGTTGGATTTGTAATCGTTTGTCCGTTTACTGACAATGATCCATTGCAAAACATAATTTTTGTGTTAACCGGCAAGTTCTCTGAGCTTCCTGCGGCCAAAAACCACTTCTCGCAATCTGGCAAATAATTGTTATTTTCTTCTGCCGCTATGCACCAAACTTCAGTATCGCCAACAATTCCATGACTTACCGTTCCTGAAAACGTTAAATCATCTGGAGTTACCCATGATCCAGTATGCCAATCTGGTAATGCCTCATTTGTAGACATTACGACGTTATTTACCATCGAGCCTTTAGTGAAATAGTTAAACCATTTTCTATTGGCGGCATAAGCTGGAAAATATGGCTCTGCATCTTTAAATATATTGTTATATACAAGAAAGCCAAATGCTCTATATACTTTCCTTTGCATTTTTATACCTCCACCGATGGAATTTGCTCTTCTGGAGAGTTATTAACCAAAAGGTCTGAAACATTAAAAGTTTTAACCTGATTAACCATATTTTTATATGAATTAGTTTTATCAGAATTACTTTTAAGAGATTCTTGCCTTTCAAATTCTTGGCACATACCCATTCCACATCTAGCCAACTCAGTCATTACTTCTTCTGTAGTGCTTGCGTCAGGCCACATTAGTACAGGCTGAAATGCAAATGATCTGTAATCATCTGGATTGTTTGATTTTGTAGTATCAGAAGCAAATGAACAAATTAATGATCCACTTTCTTCGTCAAAATCTATTATTTTTACTGTAACTGTTTGCATAATGTCCTCTTTTTAAGAAACTTGACCTAATCTTGTTCCGGTTGCTGGATATGTAACGTATGGATTTCCTACCAAATAATAGCCTCTTGTGCCTCCACCGGCTCCGCCCCTTATAAAATCAGGAGCAAACCCAGGCCCACCATTTCCTGGGCTTCCACTGTTACCGTTAGCGCCTTGTCCGCCTCCAGATCCCCCTGGCCCTCCTGGCCCACCATATGATGGGTTATCTGTTGTTCCGGCACCTCCGCCTCCGCCACCAGTAGGCGATCCACTGCTCCCTGGCGCACCGTTAGCTGTAGTATTTTGGCCGCCAGTAGCCCCAGATCCAGCATTATATCCTGCTCCGCCGCCTCCGCCGCCGCCACCATAAATGACGACTGTTGGGCCTCCTTGTTTTGGAGGCCTTGGTTTAGTTCCAGCGCCACGTCCTCCGCCACCTCCTCCACCACCGCCTCCGGCAAGCGTTCCATTGTTGGTAATAGTAGTTGCAAAATTAACATAAACAGCATTGCCGCCATTGCTACCACCAGACGCATTCTCTGGCCACGGTGGGTTGCCGCCTCCTATACCGCCGTTTCCTGCCATCCCAATAACAGTTCCGTTGTTCACAACTGTTACAGTGTCTCCCGATGTAAAACTTCCAGGGATTGAAAGTGCGTAACTTCCTGTAGAAGTTGATCCTACAAATACTCCTGGATTGATAGTCAATGTGATGTCAGTAGATCCTGCAGAGTATCCAGGATTACCAGAAACATTACTCCAAAGATCGTAATTTTGAGTATTTCCACTAATTGTTAATGGCAATCCAACTCTATTTTGAGCGCCATAAAAATTTCCTACAGCTATTTGACCAGAAGTAGGTATTGAAGTATTTGTTGGTGAGTCTGGAACTTTTCCGCCGCCTCTATAAAACTCGCTCATAGAATGAGGCGCAGTATCCGAAAACTCAGAAGCTATTTGACTTATACTTATAGTCCCGCTACTTGGTAACGCCATTTATCTATCCTTTACATTGTGCCGTATGCGGTCACGTTGCCAACAACTGTAAGATTTCCAGAAGCATCTAGCTTCATTTTGTTTGTACCGCCAGTTGCAAAATACAAAACGCCAGCAGACTCAGTAATCGTCCAATCGCCAAAATCAATTGTAGGTATATTTACAGTTCCTGTAAAAGTTGGGCTTGCAATTGGAGCTTTTGCGTCTATCTGAGTTTGTATTGCCGACGTAACTCCGTCAGTATAATTTAGCTCAGTAACAGTTGCGGTAATGCCATCTAACGTATTTAGTTCTGCGGCAGTAGCAGTTACTCCATCTAGAATATTAAGCTCTGCGGCAGTCGATGTAACTGCAACTCCATTAACTGTAAGAGTTGATAGATTTGGCGCAATCGCCGTTGTTCCATCTAGCAAATCATCGAGAGTATCTAAGTTAGTATTTAACTTGGTTCCCCAAGTATCTTCAGATGCGCCGACTTCTGGTTTAGTGAGGCCGTAAGTCGTCGTTGTAGTATCAGCCATTTTTCACTCCTTTTAAGCGGCTATTTGTGTCCATGTTACAGAATTTACAGGAATTATCTCCCATTTTCTTCTTCCTATAACCACCAATGAAGATTCCGATGCTTTTATAGAAGAAGCCAATCTAACTCTAGTGCCAGCAACAGTAGGTGACAATGATGCTGAAGGCGCTACCGCACCAGATAAAGTGCCTTGACCATTTGCGATAATAGACAAAGATGGCGATATTGTGTTTGGCGACCCGCCAGCAGTAATTTGGCCAACGCTACTTACACTAGATGAAGAGGAAAGTGATCCAGATCCATCTTTTACTATTAAACCGCTAGAAGTTACAGATGCAGATGGAGAAACAGTTGTTGCGCCTAAGAATATTCTTTCACAATTAGCGGTTACGCTAGAGCTACAAGGAATATCAGCAGATCCGCCAGCAGTAACGATTGCATTCGCACTAGATACTAAAGATGTTGCGCTTATAGTTGATCCGTCGCCAAATCTTACTCTTTCAGCAGAAGATACGGTCGTCGATGACGTTTCTACAATTGATGTTACAAATTGTATCCTAACGCCCTGAGTTCCAATCGCAACTTGTCCGTTAACTGTCGCAGAAGCATTAACTGTATATGTGGCGTTAGCCGTCAAAGATAAAGCTGGGGCAATAGTTGATGCCCCTAACTTTATTTTTGTTCCGCTTGAGGATAAAGATGCTGATGCAGAGCCCGCCGCAACAGCGTCTACATATTTTGTAGTGCCAAAATATCCGTCGCCATAATTGGCAACACTATATCCTCTAGCCATCTATATTAGTCCAGCGTAATGTCAATATCTCCAGAAGGAATTCTGAAAACATCGCCAGAAGCAATTGCTTTAGATGCCGTCAAAGCGGCATAAGCCAAAAGATTGCCTGCGCTAGATGCGTCATATATTCCTATGTGAGTAATCGTTCCCCATGATGCAGTTGCAGTTGGGAACTCAATAGCCGCATTTGTAGTAGCGGTGTTTCCAGAAACGGTAAATGAGCCAGATTGTCTAGCATATGAACCGCCAGATACCTCTGTTCCGCTTCCGTCCTCATCTGGATTTGATGTGAATAGCCCTACATAAACAGTTGTTGGAGATGTGTAAGCCGCATTTGCAAATACATGATCCAAAAGCTCTGTTTCTAAATAATTTGAAAAACTCATTAGCCTAGTCCTCTTACTTTAAGTGTTAAACCTGAACCAGAATACCTGGATCTTTCCGAACTCTCATTTAAACGCTGAACTGCCGCAGAATAAAGAGAAGCCCAAACCGTTGCCCTACCATCTTCCTGCAAGTATGGAGCAGAATGCATTAACGTTCCATACAAATATACATCTGGAGCGTCATCTAACAACCAATTTGTGCTATTTGAAGCCAAATCAGGCACTTTTTGGTAGTAAAGTAGCTCAATAGTATATTCGGCATCTGGCGTTGGATATAGCTGAAATTGGCCATCTGCATGGCAATAATACTCAGGCCTGCCTGACATATCCTCAGCTCCCTCTCGTTTATCAGACATGGAGGCTCTGGATATTAGGTCAAGCGTTGTGGTTCCAGTGCCTTGTACATGCATCCTGATAGTTTCGATCCAGTCCGATGGCACTTGCATGTATTCGTCTCCTGCGTCCTGCTGGGCAGAAGTCCTAGCCTCCATGCTGTAATGCCGAACGTCGCGGTTAATTTGCGCCTCGGCCAACTGAATAAACGTAGGTATGACGCTAGTCAGATCGCTACGGTTTAGGAAGTCTGCAACCGTCGATTGTAGAGTTGAGTAGTTTGTTATTGTCATTTAAAAATTCCTAGGGAGCATATCTAAAACATTCATTTGATCTTTACCTATCAAACCTTCTTGTTGCATTCTTCCAGCACTTTTAACAAATGATTGAAGCGGCTTGGCTCCAGATCCCTCTTGCTTTTTCATGCCAGCTTGAAAGTATTTCATTTGAACATCGCTCAAATCTTTGATAAGCGTATTTTCCGTAACTTTTTGACCTTTTGGTACGTTTTTGTTAATTTCATTAACAATAGTATTTGTGTATTGAGTAGTATCATCACCTTTTAGCGGCGCCCAAGTAGCAAGAGCAGACTTGATAGATTTGTTTTTGTAAGCTTTTCCTTTGGTTAGCAGAAATCTTGCGGCCTCATTGCCATCTTGTTGGTCTTGATAAACAGGATAATACTGAAATACATCTTTGCCGCCTTTTGTTTGCTCTTTAAATGGGCCAATAAAATCAACTGCATTTTTAAACCAAGATAATGTTCTTTTTGCTTTTTCAAACGATTTACGAGGATCATTTGGATAATATTGTGGCACAGTTATGTTGCCAGGATTATTAGTCCTATCAGATACAACACCAGTTGTTGTAATAATAACGCCATTTTCTAGCTCATAATCAGTCTCGCCAGGCCTCGAAGCAACAACTCTTCTAATCTTGGATTTCTTATACCTGTCATCTTGCAATTGTTGCTCAGGAAGCGCAGATCCTATGTCTAATAATCCTTTATTCACTATTGGAGCTTGAGCAATATTTTGAGACGGTGGGCCATCAGGCTCTACATTAAAATTAGGCTCAACTGGCTGGCCTCTTAATTTAGAAATAATTTCGTCAAGAATTCCCATGTTCTATCTTACCTTTCGCAACGCTTTAATTGGTTTTATCAAATTACCTATGCCTCCCAAGCCAAGTAATGCCATATCTAATAATTGCTCATCGGTAGGTCTCATACCGTAAGACAAATTATCATATCCTTCTGGAGCTAATCCAAACTGAATATTTCCAGCAGGCAATGTTCCTTCTACCTTAACTGGCTCTCTTCCTTCTGCGCCGACTACTTCTGCCCCAAATCCAACATCTCTAAATGCTTGCCCAACTAAGGCTTTTAAATTTGGCATATCGTTCAAAACATCTTTGCCAAGTTTAAATGCATCTGCAATAAGACCTAAAGCCGCATTTCTTCTAATCGGAGTTACTTCATCACGTCTTGGAGTGTTTAACCTCGACTCTATATTCTGCTCAGTAGTTGGCTTCATCGGATTGAAATCTTCGAGCGGCGTTCCTTGCTTGTAATTTTTGCTGAACTCTAACGCCGCATCTTTGTTTTGACCAAACGGCAAGAAGTTGCCACTTGTAATGGCCTTTTCCATCGCGGTGTCAAAGTCGTTCCTGTAATCGTTTAAGTTGCCATCGGCATCCTCTTGAATTAGCGGGAACACATACCAATTGCCATCGCTGTCCATTTCGGCCGCCATCAAATGCGTAGATATTGAGCCGTCATCATTCATGATGAACTTATGGTTCTGCGGATTGTATATGCGATCCAAGAACTCAGGAATCTCTGTTGCCGATGCCGCACCAGCGCCACCAAGCCCCATCACTCCAAGCAATCCTGCTGATTTCCATTTCTCTAATTGCGCCTCATTTAATTCTCCAACGCTAATATTCCTACCAATAGCAGTAAGATCAGCATTAGTTGGATTTCTTGGATCAGCAATTATTCTTGGATTTCCGTCAGCTTTTGTATACGGAACAATTGGAATGTTTCCAGATGCATCTTTCGCTCCAGCTTTCAGCAATGTATCAAAATCAAGTATTCCTATATTTCCAGCCTCAATTAATGGCGCATCGCCTTTGCCTGGAAACGCTGTTGAATAACTCCAGTGATTGGCTGGAGTAAGCTCTCCAGCAGTATTAAATATTCCAATGTTTGTGAACGTGCTATCACGAGCATTCCTAAGATCATCTGCAGTAATGATTGTTCTGATCTCTCCAGGCGACAAAAATCCTTCTGATTCAAGAAAGTTTTTGGTTCCAAGTTTAGTGACAATACTTTTTCTTAGATCAGCAGGCGCATCTCGCAATTGTTGTACTGATCTTGGATCATCTATTCCGTACCAGTCGTCTATCTTATAATTTTTCGTGTATGTTTCTTTTTTCCCATCCGGCAAAGGCCTAGTTTTCTGAACATCAAATCCACGACTTTTAATAAGATTATCTAATTCTTTTTTTGCGGCAGGGCCTAATCTTTCAAACGCATGGCTCATAGCTAATTCTGCTGAATGCGTTGCAAAGTCTCCGCCTGTTGGGGACATTAAATTTGGAGCAAACAATGGATCAACTCCGTATTTATCTCTTACGGCGCGAGCAACATCTAAATGTCTTTTTGCAATTGCCTCTTGGTTCGCAAATAATTTTTCTGGATCCCTGAACATCCAGTCTGTGCCACCTTGAACATTAACAGGTCTTGATAGCGGAATGTCGTTCACACTATCAATTATGGCATCCGTTTTTGACCTATCAACGATAGATGAAATAATTGGAACTGTTTTATTTTTCTGGACGTATTCTTCAATACTTTTTCGCGCAGGTATTTCTGGTTGAAGGCTAGTGTTTTCAGTCCACTTTAGCCGATCGACCGCTTCCTTGCCTTTTTTTAACTTATTGTAGGTTCTCGGATCAATCGTTGTGTCCAAAAACTTAAATATCCCTAATGGCCCAGCCATTACACAATACCTTTCAAGTTACGCCTAATCGGTTCGCCCCAGCTTGTCTGCATCGGCCTATGGCCGACGGCCAAGTATCTCATTGCGTCAGCACCGTGCGAAGTCCAATCGTGCCTTGGCCTACCTCGCCACGTTCTGCCCTTCTCATCGAAGTCTCGCTGATATTGTCTCAACGCTTCAATCCCTCGATTGCATTTCTTCTCATCAAACCAGCATCGATCCAACATGGATCGTACTGCCTGAATGCCGTCGTCAACTCGTAGGTTCGGTGCTATTTCGACAGGTCTAATTCCAAGATTATCTAGCGTCTCAAGCCTGGATTT